CTCCGACCCTAGGGCCGGAGTCATATCTGGGTACGCCTTCAAAAGGTGCACCCGCGTCACGCGGTGCTCAAAAGGCATCGTCAATAACGCGAAAGAGAAGCTAAAATGCCAAGACCAAACCCTGAAGTGACCGAAAAGCTGTTCGTCTATCACAGCCACGAGGAGGGGTACCCTATGGGTACTCCGATTCGCTATGTGACGGATTGGTCAGCCTACCGATCTTCACGAGCAACTGCGACCTACTACCGATCTTACCAGGGATCGTTGACGCCCGACTATTATGTCAAAGCACAGATGGGCACCTTGCCCTTTAATGCTTATAGCGTTCACTACACCTGGATTCGAAAGGATGTGCCGCGGTTCTCTTGGTCTATAGAGCATGTCCTCGGTTGGAAGTCGATTTATCAATCTTCCTCCACAGCCGAGTACGGCTTCTCGCCACTTCAAATGGGTCTTGACAATCAAGTCACCCAAGCGAAGAATAAGGCCGTGTTACGTCTTGGTGAACAGTTGTCAGCCGTTCGGTTCAACGCTGCTCAGTTCCTTGGGGAACGAAAGCAGACAGCGAATCTGATGGCCTCGACTGCAAGCCGAGTGTACCACGCGGCTCGGTCCCTTCGCAGGGCCGACCTCCAGGGCTTCACACGAGCCCTGAGCCTTAGTGGAACCGAGACTCGCAGCATCAAGAGTGCATGGAAGCGCGTTGAGCGCACTGCTCCCACAAAACGGATTTCCAGCCATTGGCTGGAGTTCGTCTATGGGTGGCAGCCATTGCTTCAAGATATCTACGATTCGACCAGACTTCTGGCCGATAAGATGAATACGTCACAGCTCTACTCTGATAAGATAAGAGCCACGGCTACGTCATCGATCTCGTACCACAACCCCTGGGCGGGGAATTATGAAGTCAAGGTGGTAGCGTTCAAAACTCACACAAAGCTTGTTGCTGTGTATGAGCTCGAATCTGCCGCTCGACAACTTCTAGCCCAGACGGGAATTACAAACCCGGCGCTCCTAGTGTGGGAGCTTATGCCGTATTCCTTTGTGATTGACTGGTTTGTGCCGGTAGGCACTTACCTGGAGAGCCTCACGGCTTTTGATGGCTTCGACTTGGTGACAAGTAAAAGCTATGTCGTAACAAAGGAGCGCGGTTGGTCATTCCGCGACTACAAGGCAGGGCCGACGCGCGAGGGCCGCTGGACCAACTACACTGAAGGGAACGCCCTTTTGGAAGACTTTCGTTACACGCGTGCTGGCATGGCCTTTTGGCCTAGTTACACGCTGAAGACGAAGTCACCCATTGGGGGCGAACCACTCAAGAGGTTGGCCACAGCTACCGCGTTGCTTCGAGTCCTTTTCAAGTAGTCATTACCATTCATCCAGTGCACGAAAGTGCCAACCCCTTCACAGGGGTACCTAGAGGAGCAATCCTATGTCAGTGCAAGCAAACCTCGTCCTAGATGACGGGCAGACGACTCCGGTCGCGAAAACCTTCTCGCCTCGTGGCGCCGACCTTAAGTTGGCAACTTGGCGAGACACTACGGCCGGGATTTCCATCGGCATGCCGGTGATCACTCTCTCGAACAAAGAATCCCCTGGGAACAACGGCGCTTATCGCGTCGAAGCCCGGGTTCAGATTCCTGTTTTGGAGACGATCAGTGGCGATGCTGGTGGCTACATCCCGGCGCCGCGTGTCGCGTACACGATGTTTGGCAAAGTGGAGCTTGTCGCTCCACAGCGCTCGACCGTGCAGAACCGGAAGGACCTCCGAGCCTTTGTGGCTAATCTCATGGCTCACGCCGTGATGACGGAGACCCTCGTCAACTTCGATCCGCCGAACTGACCCGGAGACAGATGCGATGAACAAATCACGCCTCCTGTATCCAGGTGGCAGCATCGCGACGCAAACGCTCACGATTAGCTTCTACTCTCGTGCAAACGAGGGTGAAGGCTCTTACGGATCTTGCCCGCATGTTGCTGCTCTTGCCATTGTCTTCCCAACCGGGATAAACAATGCGGTCGATGTCACCACGATCTGTGGTGTCATCAAAGACCATATCTTGAACTCGGCTCTGCCGTCCTGGTGGAGTCCGGTGAGCGGGTCGATCGCGGATGCGATCGACGATGCGCTAAGTGATTTTCGTCCGAGGACGAGTACCACTTGCTCGCACACCATGTTCTTTGATGGTCAGTTCGGATCGTTGTCGGTAGGTACCTGAGGAACTCGACATGAGATCCTCAGCAGCCACTGTTGAAAGAGCGGCCGGCCTATCCGAACTCACCCTCCGGGGTGACAAGGTAATTCGTCGGTTATTCTTAGACTTATGCCGTCGCGCTAACACACCATTCTCGAACTGCGCTTACCATCTTATGAAGGAGGAAGATTATGGGCGCCTTACAGCGCTTAAGATCGATCCTTTCTTCTACAGTTGGAACGGTCGTCAGAACGAGTTTGAGCTCGACTACCAGATTGCGTCGCTACTCAAGAAGTACTCAGGTGTTAACCTGGGCATCGATCGCGAGGAAGCGGCGTTTTCGAAGTGGAAGAGCTCTGAGGAATCCTGTCGACGAGTCAACCAGTACTTTCGTGAGCGGTGGTGCGGAGGTTCAAAACCCCTCTCGCACCCGTTGGAGGAAATTTTATTCCTCTCCAAACGTAAAATTACTGCTCTACTTGGTACTGTTAAAGCTCGTGACCTGGATCGTGTTAGGGACGGTTGCCGACACGGACCCGGGGGTGATCTCTCTTTGGCTAAGCGTCATAGCTCAGCTTTTGAGAAGTATCGAACACCTGGAACTATAACCCAAGCTTGCCTTCAGGCTTATGACATCGTTTTTGGAAACGAGGTCCCGGACGAATACAGCTTACGCTGTGTACCCGACCGACGCCTAGAAATCGCGGATCATGCACTGATTGTCCGCGAAAGCAAGCTATCTTTTGTACCCAAAACTGCCCGAATCGACCGTGCGATTTGCATCGAGCCCCGGTGGAATGTTTACATTCAATTGGGGCTCGGCGAGTTGCTGGCCGAGCGGTTGCGTAGGCATGGAATCGATCTTAAAGATCAGTCCCTAAACCAGCGCGCCGCGGCAGATGCCTACGATCGGGGTTTCGCAACCTTGGATCTAAGCTCTGCATCTGACTCGATCGCGACCAATTTGGTTATCGATCTTCTTGCAGATGCAGACCCCATCTGGTTAGAGCTTCTCTTGTTGACGCGTTGTACCCAC